CAAAGAAATCTACTTCTGGCTCTTCCTCTTTAATAGTCTGTTGCTTTGAACTGAGGTTCTGCTTTATGAGTTCGTCAGCAAGTTTCCTTACCTCTCCCACTTCTTGCGCTTGCTTGCCAATTAGCTTCTCAGCTTCTTGGTGCATCCGAACAATGTCTTCCAGACTTTTGTCCCTGTACTTGTCAGGGAGTCCAGGGCTTGCTGGCGCAATGGTGTCAGACAGCTTGGATTCTTCAGCTTCCAACTCACTCTTCATCTCAGGTTCTTGGTCAATCAACATATTATCCCTTTTTCCTGCCGTTTCGGTTATAGGAGAATCAACTCGGCGTTTATGCTTATGAGTTGTGCTTTTGCTCCCACTTCAACTGATCCAGGTGTTTTTTCTCGAACCTTCCATGCTCTGATGGGAAAGAACCAGACCACCCTTCTAGTTTGAAGTTTGGAGCAGAAAGAATGCGGTTGGCTGTTTCACCACATTCACACCTAAAACTGGTTGACTCATAATCAGTCAGTCTTTCGGTTTTATGCCCGTTTGCACAGGCAAAATCAAACATTCTTTTCATTGAGTTCCTCGTATGCTCTCTCGCTTGCCTCTTTCAAGGTTTTCAGCCAAGTAAGTATAGAAAGTTCACCTTTTTTGAATTGTAGGCTTTGTTCGTCAGAAATCACAGATATATTATTCAAGGATGCAATCATGCTGTCAATATCTTCCACCAAGTCTTTCCATCCATCACTTCCCATCATAGAGAAGCGATCAGTATAGTATTTGTCAAGCTCTGGGGTCATAGTAGTCATCCAAATAATCTGCCAATTTTCTTAAAGTTTCAGAATTATCTTTAACATTTCCCAATGCCATGTTACAAGATTGACAAATTAGACCTCTAAATTCATTATTTTTATGACAATGATCTACAACTAATCTTGTAAATTGACCATCCCCTGCATCTGATTCGCAAACCTTGCATTTGTTATTTTGAGTCAAAACCATTTGGTTGTATTGATATTGAGTAACACCATAACTTCTCCTATAGTGTGCATCCCTACCATACACCTCATAATGGCACTTTTTGCAATGTTTATAGTGACCATCTTTGTATCGAACATTTTTCAAAAATTCATGAAATGGCTTATTCTCATAGCACAAAGTACACAACTTATTTGTGATTTCAACCTCAGAAAACTCTAATTTAAAAGAGTCTTTTTCATAATATTTCTGGAGTTCTGGAGTCATGCGCCAACGCTTTCAGTCTGTGCCGCTTGATAAGCCGCAATGACAGCTTCAGTCCAAGCCACATTGCAGATTGCCGCAACATTCGCAGGGATACCCGTCAGGTCTTGTCCTGGTTGGAGGCTTGAGCGATGGTAGGCTTTGCTTAATTCGTTTCCGTCTTCCATAATTTTGGTAGCCTCACGATAAAGAACGATGCCGTTCTCAGTCACGGTGATTTGGTCGATGGTGGTGGATTTGGTAATTGACATGATTTGTTCCTTTGTTTGATTAAACTGATATGGCGCAGTTAAATTTGATAAGACATAGAGAGATTTATAAAACAACCAGCTTGAAAATAACTGTGTGCGCTACTTCTTACTCCATTTGCAAAATTAAATATGTATGCAGTTGTTGTTCCACCAATTGTTTCCAAATTTATTGAATATGCGCCAGCAGTAAAGTTGTAAGGTGTTGTAGACCCTGCGGCAAGCTCTGGCGCTCCAATGGTAAATGGCAAACTGGTTAACTTTAAATCTCCCGTTGGTGAACTAATTGTTGCAGTTCCACCCAAACTGGCCCTGACATAAACCAGTCTGCCAATTTTTGTATAAGTCCCAGAAACAGAAGAAAAAGAAATTGACCCCGATGTTGTTGACAAAGCAGGTGTCCAAGTCCCCTCTTCATAATCATCTAGCGTGTTTGCGTCAGATGATGCTGATTGAGTTGCGGGGAAGGTGATGCCAGCACCAGAGGTTGAGGGGGTTGCACCACCAACGCCAATGGTTGTTGATGCGGTCATTCTTGTGCCGTCTGTTGTTACACCAGAAATGCCAGCAAATGAACCAGCATTGTTGTATTGAACTTGAGTGGTAGAGCCACCAGGGGTTGCGCTAGGAGTAGCCCAAGTTCCATCTCCACGCCAGAATGTTGATGCGCTTGCAGATGTTCCACTATTTAAATTGGTAACTGGAAGGTTGCCACTGACATGAGTAGCTAGACCAACCTTCCCCCAACTTGGAGCCACACCCACACCACCAGAGATCAGTGCATTACCAGTTGCAACATCAGCAAGTTTTGACAATGCCGTTGTGGTTGACGCATAAAGCAAGTCGCCAACTGCATAACTTGATTGACCTGTACCACCAGAAGTAGCCACTAGGGTTGCTGATAAACCAGCCGCAATCCCTGTGGTGTTTTGGTTGAGAGTAGGAATATCAGCAGCAACAATTGCTCTAAATGTTGGCGCTCCAGAAGACCCATTGGGTGCGGATAAGACAAAGTTTGCACTCTTGGATGCGTATGGATTAAGCGTATCACCATACCCACTTGCCAAGGAAATAGCAGGAGTTGCCCCGCCACTAGACACAACAGGAGAAGTGCCTGTAACAGAGGTAACTGTTCCAGAACCCTTGTTGTTAAATGTTGTCCAATCAGCAGAACTTAATGCACCTCGATTGGTAGCAGAAGCAGTTGGTACATTTAAGGTGATTACTGGGGTTGTAGTGCTAGTAGCTACAGTAGAACTTAAATCAGTCCCCGATGTTCCTAAAGTTAAAGCCGCCACACTTGTAACTGTGCCAGAACCGCCACCACCAGATACAGTAACAGTTACATCATCTCCTGAATTAGTAGCAGTAACAGTTGCTCCAACAAAATTGATCTTTTTAACACCACTTGTGATGCTTGTTCCTTCATCTAAGATAGCCACGGCCCCATTGGTGGACATGGTGCTGATGACTTTGATCTTTTCAGCAACATCAGCAGATACAACTTCACCAACATTTATCTCTCGACCATCAGACAAGGAAATTATCAAAGAACCATCAAAGTCAATGTTTGCGTTGACAACAGATATACCATCAACGCCATCTATACCATCACGACCAGCTTGACCATCAACACCTCTGTCGCCTTTTAGACCATCTTTCCCTGGCCTTCCATCTTTGCCGTCACGCCCATCTTTGCCATTAGCGCCATCCCGCCCGTCCTTGATAGATGCAACACGCTTTTCAATAGCAGTGCCAACGCCATCAAAACGATCACGAATGTCAGACTCAATCTTCTTGAGTGCTTGGACAACTAACTCAACATTTTCGCCAATCTTGCGTTTTTGGATTTCTTTGCTCTCAGCAATAGACTTTTGAACAGACTCTAAAACTGCCAGCTTTTGCTCATCAGTCATCTCATCTAAGTTAGGAACAATGCTCATTTCAATGCTCCAGACAGTTGGCTTAAAAAGTCATTCTCAACTGAACGCAAATTTTCTTGTTTGTTTGCCATTTGCAACTCGACAATCTTTGACTTGTTCTTAATGTCAGCTTCTTTGAGCATCAACTCAGCAATCTTGACCCGCTTGTCAAACTCTTTGCTGGCAGTATCACTCTCATTTGGCAGGTTCTTAGTTATTGCCGCCATGTTCTTGGCTTGCACTTCTTGAGGCATCAACTGAGCTTCAGTCATCAACTTCTGAGCCTCTGCCCGATTCTGTTCAGCTTGAGTCGTATTAACAGCAATCTGAGCCTGAGCCGCTTGCATTGCCAACTGCTGTTGCATCTGTTGCATTTGCTCTGCTTCAGGATTAGGTTGGCTCATCTTGTCCAACTGCTCCATCAACTCATAGCGGTTGGTAAGTGAAGAATTAGCCAAAACACCCTTCAGAATCAGTGGCAACACAGGAGTGTTGGGGCCAAGAGTCTGGAGCAAACCAATGAACATCTGTTGCTCATGCTCACGGGCAATGATGCCCAGAGTTGCAGTAGGAATGAAAGTCATGTCCACAGAGGGGTAACGCTCTGGGTCAAACTGCATATACCTGAAAGCCGCCTTCTGAATGAAGGGAATCAAGAAGTCTTCTTGAAAGTTCACCAAAGTACGCTTGTACTTCTTGATGATGGTGGCAACTGCCATAGACATACCACCTTGGCCCATGTCTCTAGCACCAGCACTGACCATGCCTTGAGAATCCAAAGTTCCCGTGGATTGCAGGAGCATTCGCTCGAAATCCTTGGCAGTGGTTAGGTTGTTGCCATCAGTCTGCCCAAACTTGAAGGGATACAGAATCTCTGAAGGTGCGCCATTGGTAAGAATGGCTTTCCCAGGCTTGACTTCAAACTTAGCACCACGGGGCAGACGGGTTGCATCCATTGCAATCATGGGGCTGGTGGTCAGCGCCAATGAATCCAAGTGAGAACGAATCTGAGCATCAATAGCCTTTTGCATATTGAAGGCTTTTTCCACTGTGCCACGCCCAAGCAGACGATTTGGAACAGTGTCATCTTGGTAGGTCAGAACAGGACGATCCTTCATCATGTAAGGATTTGCCTCTGCTTTTAAGAGTTGCCCATCGTTGGCAATTACGACAATGGCTTCAACCATGTCTGAATACTCTTCAGCAGCAGAACTCTCAGGGAACAAATCAACAATATTCTTGTTCTCTTCAAGGTTCTCTAGGTACTCCCGTGGAACTAAACCATAGTAGGTCAGCAAAAGCACCTTTTCATCCTGGTACTGGCTCACTTCTTGGGTGGGTTCTAGGTCAGTATCTTCATAAGTGGGCGTAATGTCTACTTTGCGGTAGATGCCACGCTCAATGCCTTCAACAATCTTATGAATAGAAATGTACTTCTCAATTGCCACCCCCATGCAGTCATCAACTGATGTTCCATTGGGATCAAAAAGGAAGTTCTTTGGATTTACAGGTGAAATCTTGACCGAAATACGATCTTTTTCTACCACGCCAATGGCGGCTTGGCCCATTTGCCCAGGAATT